GGTTTCTCTGTTGATGTGTCCAAGCTGGATGATGTACGCCAAGAGTTTGAGGCAGAGAAGAAGGAGTTACTTGATGCGTTACAAAAGCATGTTCGTAGTCTTATGGGTGATACACCTATCAATCTTAATAGCCCAGAGCAACTCTCTTGGGTTATTTATTCCCGTAAGGTAGACGATAAGTTACATTGGGCTAATAACATTGACCCGTACATGGATGATGCTACCTTCCGTAGCCTAACTTCTACTAGTACAACACGGTTACACAAAACCAAAGCAAAGCAGTGCGGTGATTGCAGTGGCACTGGTTATATTAGAAAGGTAAAGAAAGATGGAACTCCTTTTGCAAAGCCAAATAGATGCGTGGCATGTAATACTAGCGGTTATAATTTCGTACCTACTAGTGATGTGGCGGGGCTAAAGTTCAAGCCGCCATCTGCTAAGTGGGCTAGTGCCAATGGCTTCAGTACATCTAAGCAGAACCTACAGTTACTACAGAGTTCAGCTAGAGCAAAGGGTATGAACGATGCGGTTGACTTCTTAGGCAAGGTAAGCCGACTGAGTGCCGTTGATACATACCTGTCATCATTCGTAGGGGGCATCGCCAACTACACTAAGAGTGATGGCAAGTTGCATGTTAGTTTATTACAGCATCGCACGTCTACTGGTAGACTGTCAGGTGCTAACCCTAACATGCAGAACATGCCAAGAGGTGGTACGTTTCCTGTCAAGAAGGTATTCGTATCACGTTTCAAGGGCGGCAAGGTATTAGAAGCTGACATGGCACAGCTTGAGTTTCGTACAGCCGCCTTCCTTTCACAAGACGGAGTAGCAATTGAAGAAGTATCTACTGGATTTGATGTACACTCATATACCGCTAAAGTTATTAGTGATGCTGGTCAGCCTACGAGTAGACAGGATGCAAAGGCGCATACGGTTGCTCCACTATATGGCGCAACAGGATACGGAAGCACACCAGCGGAAGCGGCGTACTACGAACACTTCACAGAGAAATACCAAGGTGTCGGGTCTTGGCATACCAAGCTGGCTAAAGAAGCTGTGAACACACGGAAGATAACTACACCTTCTGGTCGTGAGTTCTCCTTCCCTGATGTACATCGTAAGGCAAGCGGTAGGGTGTCACACTTTACGCAGATAAAGAACTATCCTGTTCAGTCATTTGCTACGGCAGACATTGTACCAATTGCTTTGCTTCACATTGATAAACTACTTGACACTATGCAGTCATGTGTGGTAAATACAGTACACGACAGTATAGTTATTGACGTTCACCCTGATGAAGAGAGAAAGGTATTAGACATTATTCATCAGACAAACAAGGACTTACCTAATTTGATTACCCTACGTTGGGGTGTAGTGTTTAATGTACCACTACTGCTTGAATCAAAGATAGGTAATAATTGGCTTGACACTAAGGATGTAAGCTGATATAACTACAGAACTTTCAACAATACAGGAGTAATAGAATGACACAAGTAACAACCATTGATACCAACAACTTTGCTGCTATGGCACAGGCTATGGGTATCGCAAGCGAGGCTAACAAGAAGGAGAAATCCAGTAGCCTACCTCGTCTAAGAATCAATCATGCACCTATCATGGGTACAGCAGATGTTAACGGCAAGAAGGTTAACATGGAAGTAGTACCGGGTGGTACATATAAACTTGAGATTCCAGACGGTCCTACCTACTACGCTGAGTCCGTTAACATTCGTACATTCCTTCAACGGTTTATGTACAAGAAGTTTGTTAAGGGTCATGGTGATACACCTAATCAGTTCGTCAAGACCTTGATGGCAGACAGCCTTAACATTGACCTAAAGGATAACTCCGGTGGGTTTAACTGCGGCAAACCTGCGGGTTACATTCAAGACTTCAAGGCTCTACCTGAGAAGACACAAGAGTTAATCAAACAGATTAAGCGAGTACGTGTTCTCATGGGTACAGTAGAATTGATTAACCCTACCGATGACAAGGGTAATCCTGTTGACATCACATCTTCTTCCTTCATCTGGGAGATTGATAACCGTGATGCATTCAAGACCTTCGGTGACATCCTAGCTAAACTTGCTAAGATGCAACGCCTACCTGTGCAACACAGCATTGAGTCTGGTACAGAAGAACGTAAGCTACCTAATGGTAGTAGCTTCTTCTTGCCTACAGTTACTGTTGATGCTACTAAGACAATCGAACTTAGTGAGGATGACCAGCAACTGTTCAGTGACTTCATGGCGTGGGTTGACAACTACAACACATACATCGTTAACACATGGGCTAAGAAAGCAAATGCTCACATGGAAGATGATGACGTTGATGTAGTAGATGACATCGTTGACATTGACATTGACGAAGAAGAGGTAGCATAATGAACCACCCTGCTGAACTGGCGTTACATCAGTACATGGACAATGCTGTTAAAGGCAAGTCCACTATGGCTGACACTACCATTAAACAGGTAGCTACAGACATTGAGGATGCACTGTCTCGCCAGTTCGGTAGTGGGAAGAAGCGTGGAGACTTCCGGCTTCGCATGTCTAATGTTGGCAGGTCTACTTGTCAGCTATGGTATGAGAAGAACAAGCCGGAAGTCGCTCTTCCTATGCCGACAACATTCATTATGAACATGATGCTTGGTGATATAGTCGAGGCTGTATTCAAGGGTCTACTAAAGGAAGCAGGAGTTAAGTATGAAGAGCCGGAACACGTTACTTTGGAATTGGATAACGAAACAAAAATTAATGGAACGTATGATATTGTTATTGACGGTGCCGTTGATGATATTAAATCCGCATCTAATTGGTCTTATACTAATAAGTTTGATTCTTATGATTCACTAGCAGGTGGCGATAGCTTTGGCTATATTGCACAGCTTGCTGGCTATGCGAAGGCCGCAGATAAGAAAGCTGGTGGTTGGTGGGTAGTGAACAAAGCTAATGGTGCGTTCAAGTATGTACCCGCTACTGGACTAGATGTGGATGCAGAGGTTGCTAAGATACAGGAAGTACACAACACCGTAGAGAAGAATGAGTTCAAGCGGTGTCACGAACCTGAGATAGAAACCTTTCGTGGTAAGCCTACAGGCAACAAGGTACTAGGCGTACACTGTGGCTTCTGTTCTTACCGCTTCGATTGCTGGCCTACACTGAAGGAACTACCTGCAGTTATGTCACAAGCAAAGTCTCCTAAGACTATGAACTACGTAGAGTTGGATGAAAAATACAATGCCTCTTGATGCAAAACAGTTTAAGGCGGCAAGGAAGTATGGGTATCGGTCAGGCTTAGAGGTTAAAATATCAGACTATCTTAAAGAAAGAGACGTTGACTTCGGTTACGAATCTGTTAAGATAGAATGGGAAGACTTAGCCTACCGTACCTATACACCAGACTTTGTTCTACCTAATGGAATAATAATTGAGAGTAAGGGGATGTTCACTGCGGCAGATAGACGCAAGCATCTGGCAATACAGAAGCAACACCCTGACTTAGACATTAGGTTTGTCTTTGAAAACAGTAGACGCAAGCTACGCAAAGGTGCTAAGTCTACATATGCTGAGTGGTGCATCAAATATAACTTCTTATATTATGACCGCATCATCCCAGAAGATTGGCTAAAAGAAAAGGGTAAGAACAATCATGCAAGTTTCATAAAGTTCAAAGGTAACAAAGTGAAAAGGAGAAAGTAATATGACAGAGCCGGAGTTAACTTCAATAGATGCGGAGGATTTTATAATAAGAGTACGGCCTGAGACAGACACTGATGGTGAATGGACAGGAGAGATTGATGTTGCTATTATAACACAACCCGATAATGATTTGAATGACGAAGACTATTCACAGATAATGCACTTTTGTAAGATGTTAGCTAGTACTATACCCGTTATGGAATTAAACGAAGACTTCAGAGAACTTGTTCATAGGTATGTCATGTCTATGAAAGGTCTTGAATATGATGTAGAGTTAGAGGACAAGCCTAAAGTAATAGGTGAAGATGGTAATGTAATACAGATTGACTTTGGTACAAAAACAGAAGGGAGTGCATGATGAACCAGCTAAGACACGAAGAGTATATGAAACAGATGGCTATGGCAGAAGACGCAGGTAAGGAAGCATATGGTAATGTGGACATGGTTAATAGCCCACCACACTACAATGCATCAGGTGTAGAATGTATTGATGCTCTACGTGCCGCGCTGGGTGAGGGCTTTGAGTTCTACCTACAAGGTAACGTAATGAAATACTTGTGGCGTTATCGTTACAAGAATGGTACACAAGACTTAGAGAAAGCTATGTGGTATCTTGATGCCTTGACAACCGAAGTAGAGGGGTTGTATGATGATAAGAGTTAAGATGTTCGTCACAATAGATGTAGACCCAGAAGAGTATCCCGTACCATCAGACGGTCAAGTGGGAGAAGAGATTGAGGAGAGCCTAAGAGAATACTTCTATGATATAGAAGGGGCTGATATTAAAAACGTAAGAACAGTACAGGAGTGATATAGATATGTTAAGTAACCATTTACCAACAGACTACCAAAACTTCATAGCGTTATCACGTTATGCAAGATGGAAAGAAGAAGACCAGAGACGTGAGACATGGGGTGAAACAGTAACACGATACTTTGATTACATGACTACACACCTCAAGAAAAACCACAGCTATAAGCTAGAAACTAAGTTACGTAACGAACTAGAGGAAGCAGTGCTTAACCAAGACATCATGCCTAGCATGAGAGCCTTGATGACATCTGGCCCTGCACTAGACCGTTGCCACGTAGGTGCATTCAACTGTTCGTACTTGGCAGTAGACACACCACGTGCATTTGATGAGACTATGTACATCCTAATGTGT